TCTGCTGAAACGCGGGCGGCGTCGTGTCCAACCATGCGGCCAATGCGTCCTCTTTGCGGCGAAGGAATCGCTTCCGCTCCTTTTCGGCGGCTTGGCACGGTGGGCATTCGGCCATGCGTTTTTTCCAGACGATGAAGAATGGAACGTCTTGCCTGCAGCCGGGGCAAGGTCCGGTTCCGTCGGGCCGGAGTGCGTCGGTAAATTCAGAATCCATATTCGGAGTTGGGGTTTGGTTCGTGGTTGGCGTCGTTACGTCGGCCTCTTGGTTGGCGTTGGGAGACGTCCACAACCATTCGGTTCACGACGTCGTAGTTTTTCTTGTTGAGGAAATTGAAGGGGCGGGTGGCGGTGTGAACAAGTGCGGGAACGTGGCTTCCGTTTTTTGAGATGACCAGCACGTTGTACCAGTTCGTCAGAATGTCGTCCTTGTCCGCGTCCGGGATGAGGGGGAGGAGTTTCTTGAGCCCGGACTGGGTGCGGGACCAGTCGGCAGCGTCCATGCAGAGTTTTTCGCCCATAGCGGTCTGGTAGACGTCCGCGAGTTTCTGGATGATCGGGGTTTGCCGGGGGTCGAGTTCGGTTTCGGGCTTCGGCTTCCGTTCCTTCGGCGGTTTCGGTTGAGGTGGTTCGATTGGAAAAAGAGAATCAGATCCCCCTGCATTCGCGGCAGCGGATGCGAATGATTCCGGTTCTTTCCTGTTCACTCTTCCAGTTACTTCTAGTTTGGCTGCATCTGCTGCGGGGGTGTACCGCATTTGCTGCGGGGGTGGTACCGCATTTGCTGCGGGGGTCTCCCGCATCTCCTGCGGGGGTGCATCTGATGCGGTACCGCATTTGCTGCGGGGGTGGAGGAGATAATGGTTGTGCTGTCCGGTCCGCCTGATGATAGTGATGTGTCCGTCTGCCTCCAAGGTTTTCAGCGCCATGGAAATCGACCGTTCGCAGACACACGTCTCCTTCGCCAGAAGCAAGACGGACGGGTCGCACCTGCCGCTTTCGGCGTTGTGGTGCCATGCCAGCGTCAGCCCGATGAGCTTTGCGGTCGGCGGCAATGGGATGGCGTAGAACGCTCGCTGCATCTGGTGACTCATGGGCAAAAAAGGGCCCCTCCCGTCGCACGTTCGACCCAAGGCCATGAAATGCCTGGACGTGTTCTGGGAAGGGCAAGTTTTATCATGTTGGACGCCGGGGTCGAATCGGCGGCGCGTGGCGCTGGTTTACGGTATCGCGGGTGTTGCGTTTGTCAAACTCATCAAAACAGGCTGAGTTGGGCCTTGGCGTTTTTCAGATTCTCGCACGCCTGCCGAAAATATGATTCCTTGAGTTCCGACCCAACAAATCGCCGGTCAAGCGAAAGCGCCCCGTGGCCCTCGCTGCCGATGCCAGTGAACGGCGAGTAAACCAGATCCCCCTGATTCGTCCAAAGCTCAATCGCCCGCTCAATCACGTCCAGTTGGAGCGGGCAGATGTGCTTTTCGTCGTGGTGATCCCTCGCCCCATCGCGGTTCAAGACCCTCCCCTGATCCACCGTCATCCAGACGGGAGACGCCACCTCCTGCCACCAGTCCACAGGGTACTTGCTGCGGTCCTTTGTGACAGGCTTGGGGTTGTCGCCCGGAGCGCGGAAAACCAACAAGTAGTCAGCGCATCCGACCCGCGAATCAGTCGAGTCACCGCAAAGCGTCTTGTAGAGCAGGCCGTGCGCCTTCGTCCGCTGCATTTCAGTGACGGGGGATTTCCAGATGCAGATTCGGCTATGGAACAGAAACCCGTGACGCCAGAATGCGCGGATGATTTCCCCGCTGAAGTCCTGAAACTCGATGCGCCCGTGCTTCCACTTCGTTGAAAGCAGATCAACACAATGCACCGCCACCTCGCGCCCCGGAACCATGATGCGCCGCATCTCGGCAATCAGTAGCTCAAAGTGTTTCGTGAATTCCGCGAGGTCGGAACAGTTCCCCATGTCCTGCATATCGTTGGAGTATGTGAACAAATCCGCGAACGGCGGAGAAAAGACGGAGAAGTCGATAGAGTGATCGGGGATTGATTGCGCGACCCTGACGCAATCGCCATGGTGAATCGTCCAGCCGTCTCCGGTTTCGCTGTGAATGTCGGTTTTCATGATAGTGTATGTTCGGTTTTGGTCTTGGAAAGCCTGTGATGCGGCTTTCATCTGAATCTGCATTTCTTGATGCTGCTGAATCTTGCGCTGAATGGTTTTGATGATCGCGCCCTCTGTGCTGGCTTGAATGATGTACGCGTTGACTTCCTTGGTTTGCCCGAAACGATAGGATCGGCGGAGTGATTGATAGAAGTCCTCAAACGAGTAGGAAAGCCCGACGAATGCGATGTTGCGGCAGTTTTGCAGATTCATCCCGAATCCGCAAATTGACGGCTTGCTGACAATCACGCGAATGGTTCCGGCGATGAATCCCACAATCGACTCGTCTTTGTGTTTCGGGGTGTCGCTGCCGCGAATCTCTACGGCGTCGGCAATCGCGGCTTTCAGTTGGTCGCTCTCGTCGTTGGTGTTGCACCACACCAACCACTGCTCGTCGGAGTTATTGACCAGTTCCGCCAGCTTCGCAACGCGGGCGGGTGATGTCATCCGCATTTCGCGATGCATCGTCGTCGCTGACATTGTGGCGTGGCGAAACAAATCCCCATCTTGCGCCCCTGTCACTTCGTCCACGTCAACGACAATAGTTTCCAGATTGAGCGAGGGAAGAATGTAACCGTCATCCAAAAATCCAATGTCAGACGGCTTGCCGACGCATGCCGCCCAAGATGCCACCCACTCCCAGAATGGCTTTTCTGCGTGCTTCTTGACGCGCCAGTCGCCTGTGTTGAATGTGTCGTTGATGAAGAATTCAGCCAGCATCTGCATCGGGCTGCAAATCCCCAGAAAGTCGGCGTGTTGTCCGAATTCCGTGTAGTCGTTTGGTGACGGCGTGGCCGTGCATGCGAGCCGATATGGCGTGTTGGCGAATGCGTCAGTGAGTCGCTTTCTGGTTTTGCCAGTGAACGCTTTCAAGATTGAGCTTTCGTCTAGGACGACGCCAGCAAACTCCGCCGGATCAAAGTGATCCAGTTTTTCGTAATTTGTGATGAAGACACCGAAACCAGCGCACTGCGACTGATCGGAAACAACGGCGGCAGGGATCTTGAATTTGTCAGCCTCGCGCTTCGTCTGGCTGGCGACTGACAGAGGCGTCAGGATCAGGACGCGGCCTTGCGTGTACTGCGCGACCTGCCAAGCCCATTCCAGTTGCTGTGCGGTCTTGCCAAGCCCGCAATCCTCAAACAACGCGCATCGGCCTTTACTGACGGCCCATCGAACAACGTGGGCTTGCCAGTCAAAAAGAGGGGCGGTGATTGGGAGTGGATTGAATCCGTGGGATTTGGTGACGCGGCTTTTCTGCGTGATGAATTCGTCGTATGTCATTTTGTGTTTCGGTTGTGCCTCGCGGCGGGTGGTTGTGGTGCTATTTCGGGGGCGTGTCAAGGGGTTTTTCTTTCATGCTCAGATACTCCGCAATCTCCTGCACGGCACCCAATAGCAGAAACAGGGCGTACCTGTCGCGGCTGAAATGCTCCGGCAGGTCTGTCTCGCACTCAAGGACGTCACGGCCTGCGCTGCACGCCAGTTGAGCGCGATGCAAGCACCATTCCTCCTTCGTTTTGGGTGGGGTCATGGTTTGGCTAGGTCAAGGTTTCGTGCATGGTGGGCAATGAGTGCGGCGTCGATCAGACCATCGTGCGGGATGGATCCCCTCGGACACTTGGTAGGCCAGACCTGATCCGGCCAGATTGAATGAGCCTTGACCAGTGCAGCCGCCTTAGTCTGCCCCTGCGGCACGTTGCCGAGGACCGCGCGTTGCCATGAGTCTTTCGGGTTGCCGGACCTGACGGTAATGATGCGCTTTGTCGGCAGTTCGCGGCACACGATGCCGTAGATGATGCCGAATGAGATTCCCATGGAACGCATCGCCGCCTTGCTCTGAGCGTGTTTCGGGCAATCCTCAATCGCCACCGTGATGGTGTCGTAGGGGCTGTTGTACGAATGAAAGATCGACCCCAGCGCCGACCCGTCAATCATGCCGTTTTTCAGCGGCATGGGGCGCAGTTCGTGGATGCCGCCAGTGCTGCCGTAGATGATGGCAATGCCGCCGGTGGTGCCGCCGTCGATTCCGAAATATAAATCCGATGTCACGCACCACCTCCCAAATCATGCTCATCCTTGAGCGCCTGATACGCCAGCCGGTCAAGGTAGCTGTCAATGTGATCCGGTGAGCGATCAATCCGTGCGGTTTTGAGCGCAATCAGGAATTGGTATCCCTCGCCAATCGTCATCTGCCGTCCGGTTGCCTCACCGAAAAGCTCGCAGATGCGCGGCATGGACCGTTCTTGCTTGATGCCAGTGGTGTCGTATTCAGTGCCTCTTGCTTCGATGATGTCGGCGGCGCGGCGGAGTAGTTCTGGTGCGGTCATAGCGGTAGTTCTGGCGTGTCTTGTTCGGCTTTCTGGCGTTGTTTTTGATCCCGCACCCAAAGGCGAGCGGCGCGGATGTCGTTTTCAAATTGCTCCATTGTTCGTTCCGAGAAGTAGGCGTTGCCGTAATAGCAAAACTCCCATTCTCCGTTTACAAACTCGGCTTTGATGTCTCCGAATGACCGTGCGCTCATGGAATCACCTCCACAAATTCGCGGGCTTCCTGACCGACTTCCCGGAGCGCGGCGGCGATGACCGGGCTGTCAGTCCATGCGGTGCCGGAAATCCAGATGCGGTTTCCCTTTGGCTTGACGCGCCATTTGGAAAGGTCGCTATCAAGGGTTGGGCCGTAATGGTCATAATCAATCCACCCGCTTCTGGGGCTCAACCATTGCATCGTTTCACCGCTCGCCTGCGCTGTGTAATGCGCCGCAAGTTTTGCGGCTTTGCTCTGAATTTCGTCTGGTGTCA